CCCACGTTGCCGGAGATGTAGGTATCTGAACACTGCGTGCCGTATTCGGGCCATGTGCTGGCTTCGCTGCAGCGGCGCGGTGTGCCATCATTCACGGAAACATCGTCGAAGCGGATATCGACCGAGTTGCCCCAGTAAGAAGCCGAGTTGGTGTGAACATGGAAATGCAGGTGGTGCCCGGTCGAAGCGCCGGTATCGTCCACATTACCAATGAACTGCCCCTGCATCACCGTTGCTCCCTTGACGCGCAGTTCAGCCGGAATGCTGTTATAAGCCATATGCAGGTAGAGCTGGTAGGTAGTAGGGGTGGTGGATTGGTCGCGGATGACAATGAAGTTGTTGCAGCTGGTATCGCCGTTAGGGCAGGTCCAGTTAGCCATCCAGACGTCGCCGCCCTTGGCTGCCAGCAGCGGGAACATGGTGCCGTCCGCAAAGTCATAGGCATAGCGGCAGCTGGTTTCGGAGCAGGATTTGTACAGCAGGAAATGCCCGATCGAGCCAGACAGGCGTTTGGAAACGCTGGCAGCCCAGGGCAGTTTATAGCCGCGGTATATGGTTCCTGCGAGGGTGGAATCAAGGCCGATGGATTTTTCAACGAATAGGTAATCCTGCAGTTCGGACGGCAGCTGTTCGCGCGGGATGGACGCAAGGTGTGTGTCCCATTCCGTGTCGGACTGGAAGATAATTCGCCAGCCGGCAGTCTTGGAGTCATCCCTGACGCCAATTGCCAGGGCGGGTTCGGTCTCGATAACCGCTCCGGTGGCATTGTCGATGGGCGCCAGCCACAGCAGGGCTGTCGAGCCGTCAGCGCTGGGGATCAGGGTGTCGATCTTATAGCCGATCTCGTCAGCGCCGGCTAATTTGCTCTGGTAGCCATCGAGTTTATCCTGCAGGGCCTGCTCCAGCCCAGGGTCTACTTCTGTCCCGCCTTCGGGCGGGTTAGGGGCAGCCGAAGAGAGTTTAGGGGTCAGGGCTATCATCCAGGCCACCGCTGCCACCAAAATTGCCGCCAGGAGCAAATTGATTCGTTTCATACCTTCCTCCACGCGCTCCACATCCACTGTGGAACGAAATACAGAGATTGAACACGGGATTAAGTTACAAGTTTCGTGCCTGGTTAAGAGGACGTATATTCTTCCCCTGCGAAATTCGGATTCGTTGTAGGGATCGCCCCGCGCGTCGACCCGGATGTTGGCTTGGTGTGTACAGGATAGTAAAGACCGGTCCGAATAAAACCGCACTGCGGCCTAGGGGCGCGCAGTGCGCGCCCCTACAGATAAATACTTCTGTGGTGAATTTATTTATCCCACATCACCGACATTCCCCGTTTCGGCGTCCACTCCACCGATTCGACCAGCACTGGTGTCTGTATCCAACCATTGGTCAACAGAACCCGCTGCCCGGCGGGTTGATCGGCACAGCGGGCCAGCCTGCCGCTGCGGACACACAACTGCCCGTCCGCGCCAAGGCTGAAGGACCACGCCTGCGGAGCAGCACCTACCACCAGCCGGCGTCCGGCATCGACCTGCGCCAACAGCCGCTCCCCGCCGCTGCCGCCCTCAAGCAGCTTTTCCAGTTCCTGGCGGCAATCGAAGATTCCCTCTGCCCACAACTGCGTTTCACCTTCCATTTCGGTCGCTGTGTGCAGCCCGTTCAGGAACTGCCCGCCCAAAGCCGCCAACTCACCCAGCCGTTCCAATCGCGGCACATACCCGACCGTGTAAAAATTGATGTCCGCCAGCCCGGCAGCCAGCGCCGTCCAGGTTGTACCGTTCCACAGCATGGCTTTTCCGCTCGGGTAGCTGTTACCGGCATCCGTGAAGACCTGGTAATAATTGGTGGTATTTATCGCCCCGCTGCGCGAAAGGACCAGCCACACATCGGTGTTTGCCTGCACCGGCTGCTTCGGGGCAAAAGCAAACCGCACCCACCAGCGCCCCCCGCTGACAGTCGCCGAATTGACCTCGGCGCTGGCGAACACCGTCCCGGGTACGCCACCGGCGTCCGCGCAGACCTGGCAGCGCAGCAAGTCGCCGGGTACGCCAACCGTCCGCAGATTGACCACTGCCTCGCCCAACTGCCAGCCGCCGTACTCGGTGCGAAAACTCTGCGCAATGCGCTGGTCGTTGGTTGAGCGGCCCAACTGCTGCGCCGCGGTTGCCGGACGCACAAAACCCTCGTAGCCGTCATCGAAGCGCGCCGTGCGCCAGCCAAGCGTCTCGTACCAGCCGCTGCCCTCCAGGCGCAGCTTTACCCCATCCACCGCATCCGCCTGGCTGACCTGCCTGCGCGGATGGCTGTGCTGTTTCAGCAGCGTGTCGCGCGCCATCAGCGCCTGAGCCTCGTCCAGCGAGCCCAGGCGGAAAATGCGCTCGTGCACCCCGTAATGCCGCTGACTGTCCGGGTCGTCAGCCCAGGGCGTGAAGGTCTTCACGCCAGTCCACTCCAGCTGCGGTTCTCGGCGCCAGTACTCCACGCACACCCGGTTGGCCAGCGTTGCCAGATCCAGCGCCAGGCACAGCCCGCCGTCCTGCACCTCGACGCGACGCACGTAGCCCCACCAGCATGCTTCTCCGGTCTCGCCGCGCACCTCCAGCGGACTGAGCAGGATGGTTTCCGCCCACTCGACCGCGCGGGCAGCCCAGTCTGAAGCTGTCACCAGTCCGCTGATAATTGCCCTTTCCGGCCCACCCTGCGCCTGCCAGGTCAGACGCTCCACATTCATGGTTATCCGATCCTGCCGCATCTCGCTCAACCCATTCCCGCCAATATGTACACTCAGATTCTCCATACGTCCTCCTACGGCTGCAGCCAGCGTGCGCCGTGAAACAGCCGCAGCTTCACGCTCTGGTCGATTGGGAAACCAGCCTCGGTTTCGTACAGCACATAGATGCGGTGATTGCAGCCCGGGCGCAGCACCAACGGGGTGCCGCTAACGCGGTGCGTCACCAATTTTTCACCGCCGGTCTCATTTTCACTGTAAAACTGGTTGTTGATCCAGTCCAGCACCAGCCGCTGACCCTGCGCCAGCCCGCCCAGCGGCTCACACAACGCAAAGTTCTCCAGCGGCAGCAGCTGCACAAAGTCCAGATCGATCTGTTTGGTGCCTGCGGTGGTAAATTCCAGCCAGGCTTCCAGCCGGAAGGCGCTGTACGGGGTTACCGAAGTACGCACCGGCGGAAACACGGCAGGCAGAACCTGCAAATGCTTCGCTGCATCCAGCAGGTGCTGCGACGATTGATCCAGCACCGCACCGCTGTCTGGCTCGACGATCTTCCAGCGCCAGCGCACCCCGGCGGGCGGCAGGCTGTGCAGGCGCATCGCCGGGCGAAAGCCGCGCCCTGCCAACCAGTCCAACTGCGCCTCGCTCAAAGTCCAGCTGAGCACATGCGCTTCCACTACCGCTGTCCATTGAAAGTTCTGATAACCCGCATTCCCGGCTCCCGCATCGACTAGCACCTGTGACGCGCTGCAATCGGGCCCCGGGACGGCATCTTCCCCTTCCAACACATGTTGAAATTCTCCGTTTGCGTCCCACAGACTGGACCCTCCTGCCAACACGATTCTGCCCAGCCGGCGCGCAGGGCTGCTGCCGGTTTCCAACCTGAGGACAGCCTGGGCAGGCTGTGTCCCGGCAATGTCGGCAGCCTGCACATTCACAAAGTTGACATGCGCGGCGTCAAAATGGTTGTGCACGGTCAGGCCATCGATGATCCCCGATCCATTCGGGTTATACAGCGGCAGCGGAACCGCTTCCTGTGCCAGCCAATTCTGGCGGGTCAGGTGCAGCCGCAATCCCTGGAACCCGCGGACGCGGTCGGCAGTACCGCCGCCCAGCAGTTCCAACCGGCTCTGCTCCACCCGTGCACCTACAGGCTGCCCGCGCTCGGCAGTCTGCATCCACAAATAAAGCGGTGTCTGCCCCCCGCGCGCCAGAGTCAGGCGCACCTCCAGGTCGGTTATGAAGTCCCAGATGCCCGCGCCGCGGCATTCCAGATCGATGATCTCCTCTACCAGCCCGTCCGGCAGCCGGACAGGCTGCGTTTGACGGCGCACAGCCCGCACCTGCTCAGCGCGGTTAGCCCCTAACAGCACCAGGGCATTCTGCTGGTCAGTGTCAGCCAAAAACAGGCTCAACATTGGTTCACCCTCCTTCACTTTCCAGTTCGCCGGGCAGTTTCCAGCCTGGTTGGAGCAGGTCGCTGCCGTCCGGATAGGGTGCGGCAGGTGCGGTTTGCAGTTCTGAAATACGCAGGCGGGCCAATGCGGTCAGGCCATCCACAAAGCGCTGCATCAGTGCCGCCGAAACCGTCAGCGCAGTGCCCGGCAGGCCCGGGTCAAAGTTGAAGGCGTCCACCCGGTCGGCAGCACGGCTCAACATGGCGTAGGCTGCCGCGCCCCGCACCAGCAGGTCGAACCACTCAGGCGGCAGGCTGGTGACGGCCGCGCCGCCCAACCCGTCCACGCTGTAAGCCTGCCCGGCAGCCTGACGCAAATCAGCCAGCGCCTGCAGCAGGGCCTCCTGCAATTCGGGGGTATCCCAGACCGCGCCGTCTGCGTCCACCAGGGCGTTTCGCAATCGCAGGATCAGAGTGTCGCTGTCGCTCATGGCAGCCTCAATTCCGGGTGGGCATTCCACAGCAGGTGCAGTTTCTCGCTATCGCTCAGTTCTTCAACTGGCGCGGTCTCTTTTCCGCACCAGGCGCGCAGCTGCGACTCGCTGCCGTTGAAGAAATCCAGGTCGAGCGGGGTAGGGCAGCCGGGCAGCATAAAGCGGTCGCCGCTGAACTGCCAGAACTGCCACGCGCCGACACCGGGCGGCAGGTTCGGTCCGCTGATTTTTGGCAGGTGTTCTCGGATAAGCTTTTCCCAACTTACGTTTACCCGCCCGCGTGCATAGGGGTAATGCGCCAGCCACAGCGGCCAGTCCGGCAGCCAATCCTGCATGGGTTCGGCGTAAGTCTGCACAAAGCTGGCGCGTGTATAGATCAGCACCTGCTTTCCGCTGCGCTGCCGCAGCATTTCGGCTGCCTCTCGGGCACAGCCGCTGATGCGGTCCTCCTGGATCACGCGCACGATGCGGTGCTCGGTCCACTCCTGCCAGGACTGCCAGTACTGTTCAACGTCCAGCGCGGCAAAGTCAAATTCCAGACCGCTGCAGGTGTTCAAGAAATGATCCACCTGGCGCTCTGGGGGCTGGGTCGGATCGACCCAGTGGTACACGCCGGTCAGCAGCCCTGCCTGGTGTGCACCGTCGAAATGCGCACGCAGCAGTGGGTCGGCAATCGCCGTGCCCTGGCTGGCTTTAATAATGGCAAAGGTTGTCCCGCCTTTACGCAGTGTTGGCCAATCGACCGTCCGCTGCCAGCGGCTGACATCCACACCCAGTGCATTCATAATCACTCCTTTCTCCTGTTAACCATCCACCGGCTCTCACCTTTTTTGAGGATTGGGGCGGTGCGTACCGTGTATGGTCGCATCGGTTTAGGTTGTGTGTCATCACCCTCCCATGCCTCCCCCATTATTGATAGTTTGTGTAGGGTGCGTACCGTATGTGTACGCACCGTATTGTTGATTTTCATTCTTGCCCTCCCTTGTCTCCCCCATTTTTGATTTAAAAAATGAGGGAGACGGATCCTGGTAAGGGGCTGGATGGGCATGCGCAACCCTACAACCGTTAGCGTTTACTCCAGCGCCACCACAAATTTCATACCGTTTACCGCCAGCAGAACCACGCTGCCGTCAGGCCGCAGCGACCAGCTGCGTAACTGTTCCGTATCGATTCCCAGGCGCCGGGCGGCTTCCGCTGCAAAGGGCGGCAGGTCTTGCAGCAGGCTGGTGTCGGGTTTACTCCTGACGCGGCTCACGATTGCCCTCCGTACTGCCGGCCTTAATCCCGGCATCCTCGATAGCTACGCCGGTGGAGTACACAGCAAGCGCCGCGATGACCGCCTGAACCGCCTGCCAGGTGTCAATCTGCCCGCTGCTCAGCCCGGCTGCCACCGCAGCCAGTGCTGCCAGCAGCGCCCAGAACTTTCGCGAACGGAGTACCTTTTGGATTTGCTCCCAGATCGTCATGTCAACCTCCTTTTCTGGTAGAGACGCGCAGTGCGCGTCCGGAATTTTGTGGGAAACGACTTTAACATCCCTGAGCGTAGCGATCGCGAAGCATCCTGGGAGGAAAGGGACTGTGTCGTTCCGTACAGTGCCGTTCCAAATACGATCAGACTTCCGTGTCGTTTCGAATCCCAATTCTCCAACCATTGACACCTCCCTGAGTTCTACGTCGCCACGTTGGACTTGTACAACGGACGGTGATCGGCTACGAACACGCTCACCCAGTGGCGTACCTTCATGCGCAGCTCGTCATTGGTGAACAGCGCTCCGCTGGTCTCGCTGTCAGAGATATAGATTTCCGGCATCAGACCAAAGCGCTCGCCCAGGATGATCGCCGGCGCCAGCTTCGGGTCGGCGGCTGCCGCCCAGTCGGTGGCGTCGCTCATTTCCGGGCAGGTGATCACGTCGCCCATCTCACCGCTTTGCAAATTCTCAGAGAAAATACTCGCCTCGCGCTCGAAGGACGGGTAGAGCAGCCGCATGGCAGTCAGGCGCAGGGCCCGCGGCACGATCAGGTAGCGCGCATCCAGCGCCAGCTTAGGCGCCGTGCCGCCAGCCTTGACCAGCATGGGCTGGTTGTAGATGGCGCTGCTGGCAGCCTCCCAGGCGGCTGAATCCAACGCTGCCGTACCCAGGTTGGCATGGTTGGGGATGTCAAACACGTTGTGCGTGTCTGCCATGACAGGTCCCACCCCGGCGTTGGCTGTGAACACTTCACCCACCAGGGCAGAGATACGCCGCATAGCTGCCGACGCCAGCTTGTAGGGGTATTGGCGCAGCTTGTGGGTCTGGTCGCGCTCGAACATCTCCAGCGTCAGTCCCACATATCCGCCGTACTTGCCCCAGGTGCCCACCTCGGCCGAATCGTCCAGGCCAAGCTCGGTATAGGGGTCGCCTTCCGCCACCGACGGCAGCACGGTCACTTCGCCCACCAACACGCCGGTGATGTCATGCAGGCTGGTGAAGTGCTGCACCGAGACCACTGGCTCCCACCAGCGGTAACCGCTGCGCCCCAACTCCTGCCAGCCCATCACAACCAGCTTGTTGAGCGCATTCTTGAGCAGTCCGGGCAGGTCGGATGTGGCGGCGAACTGCGCACGCCGGGCATCGAAGCCGCCCTTGAACTCCACATCGCCAGTCATCAGCGTATACAGCTCGCGGATGCCGGTCAGCTTCTGCACCTGCAGTCCATTCAATTCTGCTGGACGCTGGGCGCCCAGCAGATCGTGCACCGCAGCATTGACCTGGTCCTCACCGGAGAACAACCCGTGGATGCGCCCGGGTCCCTGCACCACTGCAGCCCCGGTCAGTTCGCTCAACAGTGCGCGGCTGTCTTCAATCGCACTTGCCACGTCCTCGGGGTCAAATTCGCGCCCGGCGAGCTGCCTGCGCACGTTTTCACTCAGGGCTGCCGGCAGGTGTGCTTCTGTCAGGCTGGTTTCCAGGATCATATTTCTCAAGCCATGGTTCACTTTTGTAAGCGAGTCGTGCAGCGCGTCCTCAATGTGGATTTCAGCGTTTTCTTCCATTTGAAAATTTCCTTTCGTTGATAAACTGGTTGTTTTTTGATACAGTGCCCGTAAAAATTGACCGCCTCGGGCCGGGTCGAGTACCAGATCGACGCTCAGCACCCGCAGAATGCGGGTCACCTGCCGCCCGTTGGCCTCGAAAACCACATCCGCCGAGAATCCGACCGCCGGGTGCGGGCTATCGCCCAGCATGGCCTTACCCAACTCACTCAACAGTGCGCCGGCTGGACCCACCGGCTTGACGCGCAGCGCCACGCCCTGCCGGGCGGTATCGAACTGCGGCGAGTGGCATACCCCCGCCAGATCGCGCAGGCTGCGACCCTCCCAGGCGTGATCGATGAAGCACTCGCTGCCGTCCCACAGGGCCAGCGACTCCGCCAGGACCTGCGGGCTGAAGTGCCAGCCGTTGCCCTCCCCGGCAGTGATTGCCAGGATTTCGAACTCTCCTTCCGACGGGCTGGCTTCGAGCTGCATACGCCCGCTGTGCACCTCCAGCCCACTTTGCTTGTCTGCCATACTTCCTCCTTATTCCCAGTTTGGTTCGCCGGTGGTCAGATCCACCTTACCAGCGGTTTTTCTGCCGCGTTTGGGCTTGACCTGCTGCGCCGCCCCGGCTTCGCGGCCGCGCTCCAGCAGCGTGGAAACATCTGCCACCTCGCCAAAGAAGCGGTAAGCCACCCGCAGCATCTCGGCATCATCGATCAGCCCGCGGTCACGCAGTTCAGTCAGCGCCGCCATGATGTGGTTGGCTGCCATGCCCAGCGCCACGTTGTCGCGCGCCGATAGGTCGGCGCCGTGTACCTCAATCGGCGATTTGGGGTTCACCCGCCTGTCCACCCAGGCGCGCCGGTTGAGTGCCGTCTGAAGCACGTCGCGCACCAGCCACAGGAAGAAACTTTGGCGCTGCTCGAAGCGCCGGTAGGTCGGTCCGCCGGCCGCCTCAGCCGTGGTGCGCGTTGAGGATTCCGGCTCTGCCAGGAAGTGCAAGGGCACGCCGGCTCCAGCAGCAATCATCTTCTTAAGCGCCAGGCCGTCGGTGTTGGCCTCACCCGATTCCAGCTTCGGCGCGATCACCTGCCAATCCTCGTGCTCGTTGGTTACCAGGATCGATCCGGGCGTCGGCGGGGCAGCGTTTAACCGCTGCTGGCGTGTCAGCCGGTCGGCCTCGGTTGAAAATCGGCTTTTGACCAGGTACAGGAAAGCCGTGCGGAAGCGGTTCAATCTGGCGCGGTCCTCCAGCCAGTTGGCGTAACGGCTCAACCAGCGCAGCAGAGGTGCCAGGTCTGGCTCGCCCCACTGCGCGCCAGCCGGACGGTTGATGGCGTAGTGCAGCATTACCGGCGGAAAGCTGCCATCTGGCCCGGGTGCATCCTCGCGCGGATTGTACGCATTCCATGGGACTGGGTTCATCTGCTCGAGGGTGACGCGCGGCAGGAACTCCAGCGGCTGCTCGATGTCATTAGCCCGCGAGCGGATCTCAGCAATGTCGGCGGCAGGCACCGCCCGCACGTAGCTCATGCCGGATGCATCGGTGGTCAGCAGCACAAACAGGTTGCCGCTGCGCGTCAGCTCGTCGCACCACTCGAACCCGCGCACCGCCATACGGTTAAGTGGATGGTCCCAGAACGCCTCCAAAAAGCGTGCGGTGGCTGCATGCCGGCACTGGAGGGCGATCCCGCCGCCTACCACGTACTGCGTGGTCAGCTCAACCAGACGGCGTGCCAGCGGATTGACCCGCCAGGCTTCCAACGTTTGTTCAAGCACCTCCTGGCGGTTAGGCAGCAGGCGGTCGCGCTCGCTCGCGTTTGCACCGGTACCCAGCAGGAAGTTGGCATCCGTCTCGGCTGCCAACCCG